CAGGAACAAAACCCGAAAAACGTACAGAGCCAGTCGGCACCAGACATCCCAAACCTAAATAACAGCAGGCGAGAGGATGCCGGAGCCAACGAGATTGATGATGGGATGACAAGCGAAGAAGAAGAGCTTGCACAAGCGCTTGGACTTTAACTAAAGGAGAGAAATGGGACCAGATGCAACAGTAAAAGAATCAGGCACATGCGGCAGGAAAAATCGCCGCCGGGAAAAATGGGAGATCGAAAATGATTATGGCACGGTCAAGGCCGCGATTGAAATTTTTAAAGACAAAGATCGCCTGGGTGACGTGCAGCAGCACATCAAATCCAAAAAGGCTGAAAGAGAATCTCTTGACGCCGTTGGAGACGGGGATTTGCAGAGCGCGTTGGGGCTTTAGCCTCCAGCATCTGCCTACCCGTGAGGGAAGCGGCGAAGGGAAGTCTTACCCGAGCTGTCCGCGCCGCTTCCCTCACGGGTAAGGCACAAAATTTACACAAAAAGGGATAAACATGGGTGTATTCAACGGATTAAGCGCTAAGGATTTTGTGTCTGACAGCGAGACCAAAATTGCTTACAGCAAAGAAGTAACCAGGGCCGTAACGGCAAAAAGTAAGATCGAACCGTTTTTGGCCAGACCGGGAAGCGAAAACGAAGCGATCATCAAAACAGTCAAAAAAACGTGTGAGCTTGGCAATATTGTCAGCGTGTCGCTTGAAGATGAGCTTACAGAAGCAGGAGCTACCGGCAATGTCACGCTTGACGCTTCAAGTGAAGAGTTAAAAGAGATCAAGCAGTTTATCAAAGTGGACCGCTGGCAGCATATGGTGCCCTCAAACGGGTCGGTCGTAACGCAGAGGGGCGCTGACAGTTTTAAAAACCGCGCGAAAAACAGCCTCAAAAACTGGGGCACGAGAAAGTTTGACAAAGTGTTTTTCAACAGCATGAGCGCGGATTGTACAAATGTTGTCTGCGCGGGTCATCACGATACGCATGACTGCTCAAACATTGTGCAATCAGACGTGTTGACCACAGCTGACGTCGAGGAAGCCAGACGCCGCGCGGAGCTTGGTGTAGACGGAGAGGGTAAACCCGTACCTCCTATCCAGCCGGTATCATCAAGCAAAGAGGAAAACGCGGGCTTTTATGAAGACTTGCCAATGTATGTGATGTTTGTGGGCACCAATACCGCCCGACACATCAAAAACGACCCCAACTGGGCAGAGGCCAGACGTGACGCCAGAGAGCGGGGCAAGAGTAACCCTATCTTTACCGGCGCGCTTGGTTTCTGGGATGGCGTACTGCTTCTTAATATCGGCAATGACACGCCAAGACAAAGTGGTATCCTGACTTCAAAAAGCAACTTTGAGGGATTTAGCAACGTAAAAAAATCGGACTTGTCTACCTATGCGGGCGACAGCGGTCAGGAGACAGAGGTGAATCTGTTTATGGGTGCAGGCGCCGCGCACATGGTAGTAGACATGGGTGTTCAGTACTACGATTACCCGGACAAAGACGATGTAAGACGCATGAACGCGGCTATCGACCGGGTGTATGGCTTGGCAAAGACTAAGTTTGAGGCAAGTGCCAATGACGGCATCTTAAAAGACAGCGTATTTGACGGTAAAGATTATGCCGTAATCGCGGTTGTATCATCAACAGGTATGTAGGAGTAAACAATGGCAATTACAGTAAACAGAAAAGAGCGTGAAATCAGAAGCCAGGGCGTCATCACTTTTGACGTGACCGGCGCTGATGTTGGTAAAACTTATGACTTTATGGGCATCGCCCCGGGATTTAGGATCATTGACGCAAACGTCACGGTGCATGAAGCGTTTGACAACGCCGACAACACTATCGAGGTTGGTATCGAGGAAGATACGGCACGGTTTGTTCCATCTACCGCGGTCGATGCGGTCAAAGGCGTGGGATTTAGCGACAAGCAGTTTACCGCCGCTCAGTCAATGAGCGTTATCGCAGACATCAAGGGCACCGCCAGCACCGGAGGAAAGGCCACTATTACCGTGGCATACGCCAAGCTTCCAGAAGCCAGACAAGAGTACTAGGAGTCCTTATGGCAAAAGTGCATTACGCACCATATGAAGCCGTGAAATACGTCGGGAACAAGGCCAAAGAGTTTCAACACTCCACGGCCAGACCCCGGCCAACTTTAAAAAAAGGCGATTTCGCGATAGTGGACCGCCGCACGGCTTTTACTTTGGTGGAAAAAGGATTTGGCGAGTTTGAGCGCGCAGACGAGATCGCGTTTGTCAAAGCCGACCAAAAAGCAAATGAAAAGATAGAAGAGTTGCAGGCGCGCATCAGTGAGCTTGAGAGTGATGACACGCTGCAAAAATACAAGCAGCTGCTCCAGGATCATAAAAAAGCGCTTGCGGAAGTAGAGGAGTTGCGGGCAATGGTCGATCACGAATCCGACACCCAATACGATCCCGGGCAAGATGAAGAACATAAAGAAAAAGAGCAGTAATGATAGTCAGCGATTTTATCCTCCAGACCAGAGACGATTTGCAGGAAAAAAAAGAACAATGGAGTGATGAATCGCTGCTTTTAAAGCTAAAGCGAGCTTATGTTGATATGCAGTTTGATCTGCCTTTTTTTATAGCCACGCAAAAGCTGGATATAAAAAAAGAGCAGACCCAATACTATATAGACAACACGTTTTTAAAAGACATATCGATGCAGATTGATGGCAGGAACTACAGGTACACCGATATGGAGAATCTGCACACAAGCAACGATCCGTATACATACAGCTACCACGGCGGAGCGCTGCACCTGGCAAAAGAGCCCGGAGCAGACGGCGAAGGTAAAGTGGCGTACAAATACGAAAAAAACATAAAAACGGATAAGTGCCACATTGAGATACCGGCCAATTATATGAAAGCGCTTGAGTATATTTTTAAAGCGTATATATATGAAAAACCAAAAGGCAACTCAAAAGAGCGAAACCTAAACAAGCACTATTTGGCACTGTATCAAGGCAAAATAAAAGAACTAAGCACCCGCCAAAAGGCCAGGGCCAAAAACGTGCGGCACAAACATCAAATCATTTAAAAGGAAACGTCATGGATTTTGGTACGCTGTTAGAAGGTGCGGGGAGTCTGGCTTCGGCATGGGGCGAGTACGAAATGGGCAAAGAAGCCAACAAGATCGCCAAAGAAAGACTCAAATACGAAAAAAGCAAAGACGCAATAGCTTCAAGAAAAAGAGCTCAGGCGCAAGCTGAGCTTGGCGGAGCGCTGGCAAACGTGTACGGCACGGACCGCAAAAAAGAAAAAAAGAAAAAAGGCAGCTTGTCTGACGCGTATGAAGCGCCCGGCGAACTGACGGTGTAGTATGTTCACAGATACTTACGTGCTAAAAGAATGGCTGCGGGAAAGCGCCAGGCACTTTGAAAAAACAAAAGCGTTTTCCAAGAAAGTAAGAAATTACTACAACGGCGACCAGCTTGATGACTGGATCAAACGCGTCCTGGCCAACAGAGGACAGCCAGAACAGTACGAAAACCAGATAGCAAAGCACCATAACGCCGTGATAGGGCACAAGCAAGAGCGCGACATAGAGATAAAGCTGTTTGCACAGCGGCAGGAAGACAGAAACGCCGCGCACATGCTAAACGCTCTATTGCAGTCTATACGCGCGGCCAGTGACTACGAGCTTGAATCAGACGACCTTGATGACGAGCTTGGAATCGAAGGCGTGGCGATAGCCGAGCTGAGCGTTGACGCCACTGGAGAGTATGACCGTTTTGGACGTGAGCATAAAGACGTCAGCATCAACGCCGTGCCAAGCAGAGAAGCTTTTTTGGACCCTTTTAGCAAATCCAAAGACTACAATTCAGACGCAAGGTATCTGCACCGCGCGTTTTGGATAGACAAAGAAGATCTTTACGGTCTTGGATTTGACGAAGACAAAATACGCCAGCTGAGCAATCTAAACTACATGTCAGAAGAGATCGAGGATGATCTGCACTCAGACGAGAATCTGCGCGAACGTGTATTGCTGACGTATACATGGTACAGACGCTGGGACAAAGAGGACAAAAAAGATAAATATTACTATTGCTTTTGGAGTAATGATACTATACTCAAGCAGGGCGAAAGCCCCTATGAGTTTGAGGGGTTTCCTTATGAGGTGGAATTTTACAAGCGGGATTTCACCGGGGAAATCAGATACTATGGGCACTATAAACACATCATGCCTCTACAGGACAATATAAACTACGCGAAGCTGCGCCTTGCCAATATGCTTGGCAGCCAAAAAACATATATAGAACGCGAGTCTCTTATCGATGAGGATATCGCGCAGTTTAGCGAAGAAAACGCTATGGACAACGCGTCTATCATGGTAGAAAACATCAACGGTATCAAAGACGTCAAACAGCACGCTCAGATACAGCAGATACTCAACACCATCATAGACAACAGAAACCAGATACAGGATATACTCAACTCAAACTCCGAGCTGCTTGGCAACGCGGACAACAGGATGAGCAAAGTCGGGCAGGAAAGAAGAATAAAAAGCGGACTGGTAGGGCTGAACCCGTTTACGAAAAAAAGCGACAATCTGCAAAAAAAGATCACAAAAAAGATGGTGTCTCTAATCGGGCAGTATTACGATACAGAGCGCATAGTCAGTATCATAGACGAGGATTTGGCCCAGGATTTTATGAGGATAAACGAACCGGTCACGAACGAATACGGCAATGTTGATTTTGAGCACCTGCCAAACGGCAAGGTAAGGCCCGTAGAAAACAATCGTGTGCGCATAGGCCAGTATGACCTGGTATATCTTGCCAGACCAATGGAAGATACCGCCAGCGATGAGCGCATGCGGCTAAATCAAGAGCTGCTACGGACGGTAAGAGAGACAAAGCCGGAGTATGTGGACTTTGTACTGATGCTGATGCTAAAGGACATGAAAAGCCCGGATACGCAAAAATTCAAGCAATACATCCAGCAGCAAAAGCAGGGCGGACAAAATCAGCAAGTGCAGCAGCTGCAAGACCAGATCCAGCAGCTTGAGATGCGATACAAGCAGTCTCAGGCCACGCTTAACAACGCCAAGGCAAAAGCGCTGCATGACAAAAACAAGATCGAGCTGCAAAAAGCGTTTGCCGATACGACGATCAAGCGCGAAAAGATACAAGAAGACAAACAGAAAAATCTTAGATAGGAGACAGCTATGGGATGGTATGACGATGCTTTCAGGGGCAATACCGCAAGCGCCAGCGCGCGCAGGCAGATGGCCGCAGCCAGCGGCGGCAACGCGGCAAAAGCGCTGGGGGATGCTTTTAAGGATATAGGGCGCTTAGCCGGTGAAGCAAAAGTGCAGGATAAAAAGAATAAACTTTTAGAGCTTGAAACAAAGCAAGCAGAGCAGAAAGTGCAAGATAGCGACATCACGGCTAAAGCCATGCAGTTTGATACTCAGGACGCATTTGGGCAATGGCGGGCTAATCAGCTAAAAAAAGAACAAGATCAATACAAGCAGCAAAAACAAGAATATGATGATAGATCCATAAGCAAGCTCTGGACAGATGAGCCACAGAAACCACAACAGTCAACGACAAGCGCACAGGCGCAGCAAAAAATAGATGCTCACTTTCAGGGCAAGTTTAACGATGAAGCCATGAAAGAAGCAGTGCAATACAAAAGCTTTGAGGA